TGACCCGCAGGATGAGAAGTACAGTGATATGTACGGGTGGTAGTCTTTAAACCGAAAGGCCGCTGGCAGTGCGAGAACGGAACCTGTCGTGGAGAGGGTGGAGGCCGTGTGTGATGGTATGTAGTGTAAAGACTACTACTTGATGCGGTATAATTACCTCCGGGGTTCGCAGAGCATTTAATTTAAAACTCTCCATTACACACGGAGTATAATAGGACAAGTTGTGTGTTCAAGAATTTTGGGCTGTTGGTATAGTTGGGAACACAGTAGCTTTGCAAGCTTCAATCCCCGGTTCGATCCCGGGACGGTCCACCAAGTAATGCGGGGTTAGTTTAATGGTAAAACAGCAGATTTCCAATCTTCGGTCGAGAGTTCGATTCTCTCACTCCGCTCCAAGGATAATATGAAATTAATTACAGGCGGTGATAGTTTTTTGGATGGTCAAGAGTTAGCAGATTGGTCTGAAGATTGTGCAAGCAATTTGACTTACTCTGCATTATTGGCATCTAAATATAATTTAGAATATCTATCCGTAGCAAAATGTGGTTATAGTAATAGTGCTATTGCAAGGACTGTGATTAATACTTGTGAAACAATATCTAAAGATAAAATTATTCTAGTAGGTTGGACATTTGCAAGTAGACAAGAAATATATATTAAAGACCACTGGTACCAATTAGGATGGGATAACCCTGCTTTGGTAGGTTGGGATTTAGGCGGAATAAAAACAAATTTTAATGATGTAGTACAAAACTATGCAATGTCACACATAGCATTTATGTCTAAAACTGCCGAAGTTTATACAACATTAAAAGCAATTATATTATTGCAACAGTATTTGAAAAGTAAAAACATTCCTTACATATTTGTTCCTAATGGGGATTTTGATTTGCAACTAGTTGACGAAGATTGCAAAGTATTGTATAATCTAATTGATTGGGACAATTGGTTTTTATTCCCAAATGGAAAGAGTTTTTATGAATGGGCAAAAGATAGTGATCACACTATTGGTCCTTTAGGACATCCATTAGAAATGTCACATTCACTTGCACTTGAATTAATTGATAAAAAATTTAATCAGTTAATTTAAATAAACATAAAGAGTCAATTAAACATGAACTGGATAAAAAATTTTATAATGCGTATTAAATTAGAATTTCTATACAGAAAACGTTTAAGAGAAATTAAGAAAAAAGATCCATTCATTTACAAATGATCATATACGGAATTAATTCCTTAAATCACGATAGTTCGTTAGCAGTTGTGGAAAATGGCAAAGTTATTTTTCATGAACGCTCAGGATATTATTTAGAAAAAGAAATAATCAAACGAGCACTAGAACATGGGTATCCAAATTTAATTGTATGGTACGAAAAGCCTTGGCTTAAAAAGACAAGACAGTTATATGCAGGACAGTATGCAGAAGCATTTGATATTGACAAGTTGCCTAGTTGTTATCTAAGTAGTTTAGGATTAGGAAATTGTAAAGTTGTGTATGTTTCTCACCATCATAGTCATGCCGCAGGAGCATATTACACAAGTAATTATGAAGATGCCGCAGTTATAGTAGCAGACGCTATTGGTGAATGGGAAACAATTAGTATATGGCACGGAAAGAAAAATACACTTACAAAATTGTGGAGTGACCGTTATCCGTATAGTTTAGGGTTATTTTATTCTGCTTTTACAGATATGTTAGGATTTATACCTGTTAAGGAAGAAAATTTGCTCACTCAACTTGCACTAACTGGGAAGCCTATATTTGTAAATAGAGTTGCAAAGTACTTAACTGAAAACTGTCACATTGGAATTAACGATTGGGAATTTGAAGATCATGAACGTGCTGACATTGCGGCAAGTGTTCAGTTTGTATTTGAGAACGAAATATCTAGATTAGCACAACGAGCAAAACAGTTGACTAAATCAAATAATGTTATTTTTACAGGTGGGTGTGCTTATAATAAGCCTGCACAAGACATGTTAAGTTTACATTTTGATAACTGTACTGTTCCAAAGTTTCCTGGAGATTCTGGATCAAGTTTTGGTGCAGTTGCCGCGTTTACTAATCGAAATTTAACATTATAAGATAACCCGTCTTACTATTTCTACGTTAAAGAAATAGCGTCCCTGAAACGATAGAACAGGGGGTACACTAGGACCTGACCTTACAGTCTCCCTTTCGGAGATCCTGAAAACAGCCTAGGGTGGAGACCTACACTCCTTCCAGAAGAAAAAACGTGTGGACAGGGTAACAACTCAGTTTAGGGCCTATGTGGTGTAGGTAGCTAGACACTTTATATAAACTCTTTGTAGTAGCTACAATGGAACACCGAGATACTTGTCAATGTCGACCAATGCAAGGACCGGCCATGAAGAGTGGGGCTACCGTGGATTCAAGCGCCGCAGAGAGTTTTTATAAAGTTTTATTCCCTTGTAGCTCAGTGGTAGAGTAGTTGACTGTTAATCAATTGGTCCGTGGTTCGAGCCCACGCTGGGGAGCCAAGATAAAGGAAGTTCAATGAACACAATCTATTTAGATATGGACGGAGTAGTAGCAGACTTTGATGCTAAAGTGTCAGAGATACTTGGCTATACCCGTGAGCCTTATAGCAGATATCCAGATGAAGATTGGCGTAAAATATTAAACTATCCTAGATTCTATAGAGATTTGCCGTTGTGTAAAGATGCAAAACATCTAGTAACAAGTGTGTTACATATTGCACATCAAAAAGAAATGGATGTAAAATTTTTATCAGCTCTGCCACAGAATAATGATTTTCCTTGGGCGCCATATGATAAAGTTTTATGGGCACAAAATTATTTCCCCATGATTCCAGTTTGGATTGGTCCGTATAGTCGAGACAAACAAATTAGATCAAAGCCAGGCGATATATTGATAGATGACAGACAGTCTAATATTGATGAATGGAATGGTCGTGGTGGTTTTGCAATATTGCATAGGGGAGATGTTGAAGTTACACTAAAAACTTTGAGGTCTTTTGTAAATGATCAAAATTGAAATTTGTTCAATCAATGAAGACAAAGCAGGACGCAGACCTAGGGTGCATGGTGACTTTTTATTTTGGCAAATGAAAAATAGAAATGTTAAATGCACACTAAGTCATGATAAAATGTATGTCTTCTTTGAAGAGGAAGAAGAATTTGAAAAATTTAAGTCTACATGGAACATGCCATTTAGACGTTTATACTAAGGGAAGAAAATGAAAGTTAAAGCAAGTCATATTTTGTGTGAAACATCCTGGAATGATGGTAAAGCCATTTGAAGATGCAACATTTGCTCTTAAAGTTGGCGAAATCAGTATGCCAGTACAAACACAATTTGGATATCACATTATCCAACGTACAGGTTAATTTATCGCGGGAAGGGTCCGGTCACCAGCGAGGTCTCATAAGCCTTTGCCATCCTTGGTTCAAATCCAAGTCCCGCAACCATTTTTAATGAGGATATTATGTTAGAGTGTTTAATTGTAGGTGATAGTATTGCAGTAGGTATAGCCAACGTTCGTAAAGAATGTGTGTCGTATTCCAAAGGTGGTATTAACAGTTGGCAATGGGTTAATAAAAACATTCAACATACACCACTACAAGCAAAGTCTGTTATTATCAGTTTGGGCAGTAATGACCACAAAGGTGTTAAAACTGAAAAAGAATTGCAGACAATCCGTGAGCTGACCAAAGCTGACAGAGTCTATTGGGTACTGCCTGCTGGCAATCATCCAAAGAGTAATGTTAAAATTGAAGACATTCAAGAGACTGTTAAAAAGGTAGCGGCACAATACGGAGATGTAGTGTTACCTATTTCAAGATTACAAGCAGACGGGATCCATCCTAGTTGGGCCGGCTATAAAGACCTTGCAGATAGATCTAAGTAAAGAATTTGGGTCCTTAGCTCAGTTGGTAGAGCGTCTGCCTTACACGCAGAATGTCGTCAGTTCGAACCTGGCAGGACCCACCAAATTATTTGACAAACATTTCTAAAGGCGCTATAATTACTACATGACTAAAGAAGATTACCCGTTACCAGCAAGATCAATTGGCTATGATGAAATGATGCAGTATTGTGATGCATTGATGGAAAAAGTAGCCAAATACAATCCAGATGAAATTATTGGCGTGGCCAGAAGTGGCATGCCTTTCGCTACATTTATTGCACAAAAATTAAATTTAGATTTGGGTTATTACAATCCCAAACACGGACATTTTGTTCCTGCAAAAAGCACTAGCAAACGAATCGTGTTTATTGATGAAAATTTTGTGAGTGGTGGCACTCAAAAACAAATTCATAGTTTTATGAAAGAGCACAATCCAACTATTGAGTATACTCTTGGTTGCGTAATGCTTGATTTATTTTGTCCAGACAAGGCTTGTTTGTATGGAAAAATGTTAGACTTTTGGGCTGATGATGGTTTAGAGATGACAACAAATTCAAAACAGTTACAGATTGCATTTGATTTAGACGGAGTTTTAGTTCCGGACTGTGATCAAATTCCTTTTATCAAAGGATTAGAAGATTTTTACGGACTTACAATGTATATGCGTCCAATCTTTAATCCAAAAGGAGAATACGCAATTATTACAGCTAGACCGTCCGAATATAGAAATATCACTTGGACATGGTGTAACAAATACTTGTTTCCATTGCCAGCGCAATTGTTTCACGAACGTACTAACGAAACTGGCGGTGCTTACAAAGCCAGTGTTTTAAATAGCAATACAGACATACAGACATTTGTAGAAAGTGACGAAGGTATTGTCGCCTATCTTCGTAAGAACGTAACAACAGGTTGTAACATTATTCATCTAGACGAATATTTGGGACAACACTTTATGCGGGAGTAGCTCAGCTGGTAGAGCATTACCTTGCCAAGGTAAATGTCGCGAGTTCGAACCTCGTCTCCCGCTCCAAGAAACACGGCCCTGAACATAGTATATAATACTTGCTTCAGGGTTTTTCATTAAACTAGCAGTTTTCTTACATTAGGTATAAGTAAGATTATATGCTAACTTTAATACAAGACATCACTAATCCGATTTTAGATTACATCAAGGACGACCCAGTTCGCCCTGAGTTGTCTGTTGATTTTAGAATTGGTAAGCATAAATTTGTGAGTACTCTTGTAGAAGAAGATAAACCTAAAGCTATCGTTTGCGTTAGCTTACACGATTTTATTCCTAGTTCAGTAAGTGAATTGGTCCAGGAATCAAATGTTCCAACTACAGCAATTTTTTACACCATTTGGAGTTACGCTCCTGGTGCTGGAGTTGAACTCTTACGTGAGACCGTGCGTCAAATCAAGCAAACATTCCCAACTATAACAAGATTCGTTACACTAAGTCCTAAAACAGAAATGGCTCGCCGATTCCATTTAAAGAATGGTGCAGTTGTTTTCCGTGAAAATGAAGAAACAGTCAACTACGAGTATATCAGCGTAAGCGTTTGATCATTAATTTCTTCAATGAAGATCATTGAAAAATAAAATAGCAAAAACCTATTAATTTGCTTGATTAATAGGATAATTACATGTATAATAAGAGTATGAATAAAATTCTTATTCTTAAGGTTTTCAACACACACAAGGAGAAGATATGAAAACAGTTGGACATAAACTAGAAAAATTTGCAGTAACAGGTGTTAAGCCAGGACAACCAGAAGATGCTTTCTTTGAAATTACAGATGAATCATTTGCTGGTAAGTGGAAAGTAATCGTTTACTATCCAAAGGACTTCACATTCGTTTGCCCTACAGAGATTGTAGCCTATGACAAACTAGCCAGTGACTTTGCTGATCGTGATGCAGTGTTGCTAACAGGTAGTACAGACAACGAGTTCTGTAAAGTTAGCTGGCAAAATGCACACGCTGATTTGAAGAAAATTACTCACACTCAGTTTGCTGACACACAGCGTTGGAATGATGAGACTATGGAAGACTTGAGTCTAATTAATCAGCTTGGTGTATTCTATGCGCCCGCCGGAGCAGCTCTTCGTGCTACTTTTATTGTTGATCCTGATAATGTCATTCAGCACGTTACTGTCAACAACTTGAACGTTGGTCGTAGCCCAGAAGAAACACTTCGTGTACTAGACGCATTGCAAACTGGCGAGCTATGTGCGTGTAACCGTACAGTAGGCGGAGAGACTTTATAATGGCATTCATCGACGCTATCAAAGAAGCGTTGCCAGACTACGCAAAGGACACTAAGTTAAACTTGGATGCAGTCCTTTTGCGTAGTACATTAGATGCTGATGTGGCCATGGGTTGTGCTGTAGCCGCGTTGGCCGCAACTGGTAACGGTAAGGTACTGGCTGTATTACTAGCTGATGCTCCTGTTCACGCAGATTCAGCAATGACAGCCGCAAGCATTATGGCACAGAACAATGTATGGTATCCATATATTGAAATGGCTGATGATCCTGCTCTTAAAGGATTGCCAGCACAGTTACGTATGAATGCTATCGCTAGTCATGGTGGAACTACAAAGTCAAACTTTGAAGCATTTAGTTTGGCAGCTAGTATTGTTGGCAAATGTCACTTTTGTGTTAAGGCACACTATGAAACATTGAAGACAGAAGGCTACACTGTAGAGAACTTACGTGACATTGGACGTATTGCCAGTGTAATGAATTCGGTTGCTAAGGTATTGAATAGCTAATTTCACGATACGTCTTTAATGATATTCACTATGTACTTTATGGTAGTTTTACCGTATAATGTTTATAAGTACTAATGCAATACAAGTACTTATTTTGTTAACAAAGGAGAACTACTATGTGGACTACACCAACAGCAACTGATATGCGTTTCGGTTTTGAAGTTACAATGTACGTAATGAATCGTTAATATTCAAATAGTAAGTCTAAAACCGTTGTATTCGTACAACGGTTTTTTATTGATTGACAAAACCAGAACCTGATGCTATAATATATACATTAGCAAAGAAAGGTTAACATGGAAGCAATAAAAGAAATAACTGATTGGGGTAAACATACTACTCCAAACCACACATATCTTTTGGATGGTACCACATTGATTGCTTATATTAAGCAAGGTGACCAATCCCCATTCTTTTTTAAAAACGGTATCAAAAATTTTAGCAAAAGTGGACGCAAGTTCATTAAGGCAGACAAGAAACTGTTTGGCACAACAGCCAAAAGTGATTTGATTGAAGTTAACGGATCCAAAGGTAATGTTTACTTTGTGGATAAAGAAGCAAAAACTTGTACGTGTCCTGGATTTACTTTCCGTGGATCGTGCAAACACATTGGAGAATTTTGTGGTCACTAGAACTAGAGAAGTTGTTATTACAAACAAGTGCCAGTGTCGTCAATGTGGCGACATTATTGAAAGCAAACATAGACACGACTTTGTATCATGCAAGTGCGGTGCTATCTTTACAGATGGCGGGAAATCGTACATTCGTCGTGGCGCAAAAGATTTAACAGACATAATTGATATGTCTGAAACGTATATGGAAGAATATGAAGCAAATTGGTAATTAGATATGGATTGTAATGTATAAAGTAATAGGAAAAGAAGAAACACTTAAAGTTCTTACACTTGCTGAAGCAATGAATGTTGCAAAGCATATGAATGAATACGTAACCATTGTTGGAAAAGATTTTGAAATCGTTGGCATATTTGGTGCTGACACAGTAGACGAAGGTAAGCTGCCAAACGGTCACGACTACACCTGGAAGAAGCGGAGAATTTAAATGCAAGTATCAAGCGTACAACAACATCAAATACAACAGTATAATCTTGAACAACGTCGTCTTCAAGAAAAACGAGAAGAAGACTATCGTAAACTTGTAGAACGTAGAAATTTTGAACAAATTGTTGCAGAACGTATTGAAAGAAATATTCGACTAGATTTAGAAAAAGGTCGAAACATTGACATAGAATGTTAAGGAGAGAGTTATGCCTTGGATCGAAAACGTAGCCGCAGATGATATCCCAAAACGGTTTCATCACGAAGCTGGCGAAAACTCAATGCTGATCAGCATTGTGGACCCAGCCTCTTGGCGACCTACTCCTGCTCATAAATTTAAAGAGATCCATAACTTTGAGTTCTTAGATGTGGAAGAATCTGATCAAGTGCTAGAAGAAGCAATGAAGTGTAGCCAAGAGCAAGCCGATGAACTTGTTCGATTGCTACAACATGCATTGGATAATCGTATGAATGTGGTTGTCCATTGCTATGCAGGTATTTGCCGTAGTGGTGCAGTTTGCGAAGTTGGAGTCATGCTGGGCTTCCAAGATACTGGGCGTTTCCGTAGTCCAAATCTTTTGGTCAAACATCGTATGATGAAGGCTTTGGGCTGGACATATGACGCTGACGAAAAGCCCAATATTGATGATTGGCGCACTATGCGACCTATTGGGGACTGATTTTACCAATTTGGTTGACAAAGTACTATAAGGTAGTATAATTATACATGTGGCCGTGAGCAAATAGGAAAAGCTCCAAGCTCGCTGGGAAGCGATGCTATGGGTCGGGCAACGTCTTAGACAACGCCCTTGGAGGTTCAAACCCTCCCGGCCACACATTTTTAACTCACACACAGGTATTTAAAATGAAAATTTTAGCAGTTTTGATCACCATGGTTTTTGCATCTCAAGCAATGGCCCAAGTATCCCAAGATCCATCTAATATTCCTTCAGAACAACTGTTTGACTTTACCAAACGTCTTACTAATAGCACACAAGTTAGCATTGAAACAGCGAGCAATGTCAAAGAAGCATGTGATAGAAAGGCCATGTCTTACCAAATTAAGCCAGCTTATGTTAACCCTATGGCATGCAGTTTCTGGACTAAAACCTCTTGTGTAATTATTGTTGGTGAAAAAACAAGTTTGGACACTTTAGGGCATGAAATTAGGCATTGTTTTCAAGGCCACTGGCACAAATGGGTATCAAAATAAGCTAGAATTTGACTTAAATTTGGGTAAATATAGTCAAATGAACAGCGGAACCTATGAGCAAGCTACAAGCACAATCATCTAATCACGACAGCGAAACACTAATTGATTTATTCTTACAGGACAAAAGTATTCACTTTCTAAGTGGAGCAATTGATGAAGAAAATATCACCAAAGCCATAAAATGGATCATTTATGAAAATTTCAGTTCGCAAGATCAAAACAAACTTTTGACCCTATATATTAATAGCACTGGGGGCAGTCTTTATGATTCCCTTGCCTTAATTGATATTATGAAAGCCAGTGTTCGTCCAATTAGAACTATTGCTGTAGGCAGTATCATGAGTGCGGCATTTTTAATATTTGTATCTGGACATAAAGGACATAGAATTGTGTCTGAAAACTGTGGCATAATGTGCCACCAATTTAGCGACAGTACTGAGGATTCTAAGTATCATGACATAAGAGCAGGCCTCAAAGAAGCCGATCTTTGCAATGAAAGAATGCTATCAGTATTGCGTTCTGCAAGTGGTATGAATAATACCAACATCAAAAAGAAGTTGCTCAATTCAACTGATGTTTACCTAACTGCACAAGAGTTAGTGGACCTTGGTCTATCTGATAAGATATTAGAAAAAAGAGCTTGACTTTAACCAACCATTCAGTTATAATTAAATTTGACAGTAAGGGAAACTGCACTGTCCGGCAAGGTAAAAGGGAGATGAGGAATAGCATACAGTTAACGACTTAAAATCGTTTACTGAACTTAGGCTTGATAGCCGCTCGTAACTTAGTGATCTAGGATAATTTAAGCGAAAGCTCTGTTCATTGTTACCTAGAAATATTAAGTTCTCTGTTTGTTGTATGTTGTAAGCGAAAGTTAATCACTGGAGCATTTGTCATTTGCACATTGTCCAGCTATTTGCTTACCTTTTTACTGAACCGTCTTTAACATAACGATAGGTATATAAATGAAATCAAAATTTGAAAGTCGTGGCCCAACACTTGACATGGATACATGTGTAGAAAATTCAGGCGGAAATAGATTCAATATGGTTTTGATTGGCGCCATCAGGGCCAAAGAAATTAAGCGACAGAATTCACACAGTGATCGATTTGATCACACTCATCCTATAGTAACTGCTCTTTTGGAAATACAAGAAGGCAAAATTGGTATGGAACAACTTGACAAGATTCCTAAGAAAAAGTAAACTGTAGTCACAAAGGAAATAAAATGAACATCACACTTCGAAAAGCAAATACTCTGCAAAACGCCATTGCAGAAGCTATCAAACAAATTAAAATTCAAACTTCAGTTACCATCAACGAGTTTGAAGTTTTGGAAACAAAACTAAATGATGCAAACAAAGAGTTGTTTGCCAACGACAAACGCAGAAGTGATCTGCTGGTAGCGCAATTCAGTATTCGAGGACTTGTTGGATCTGCAAATGCAACTAGTGGTGTAGATTCCAAACTGACACAAGCCGCTTACATTGATAAAAGAATTTCACAGTTGACAGATATTGTTGGCAGTGACAAACAAATTTCTCTTGATGTTATCAAGGGCAAGTTGGACAAGATCCGTAACCGGAAGGAAGAAAGCCGTGCTAGTTTGTATGGGCGTGAAGACGATGTAACAACTCCAGTACAAACTGCTGATCAATTGGATGCAGTTAAGACACTGGTCCAAGATCTTAGAAAGCAAAAACAAAAACTCAACGATGAAATTCTTGAGTTGAACGTTAGGACTGAGATTTCATTGACTGGTGACATTGTTGAAATCCTTAAGAAGGAAAATCTTCTTTGATAAAAGAAAAGTTTTTGCAAGCCTATATGGACGTTGCTGAACGTTTTTCAAAACTCAGTCATGCACGTAGGCTTCATGTAGGTGCTATTGTGGTCAAGGATGATAGGATTATTTCTATTGGCTACAATGGCATGCCCGCAGGTTGGGACAATGATTGTGAAGACGAAGTTGTACTGGAGCAAGACGAAAAATTTGTCAAAGTTCTAAAAACTAAACCAGAGGTATTACATGCGGAAACTAACGCAATTGCCAAACTGGCTAAGTCTAACGAATCTGGTTTGGGTGCTAGCATGTTTATTACCCATGCTCCATGTTTGGACTGTGCCAAACTTATCTACCAAAGTGGTATTAGCAGTGTTCTATATCGGGACGCTTATAGGGATACTAATGGTATTACATTCCTTGAGAAGTCGGGAATAACTGTTATAAAGAGTTGTTTATACAGAGTTTGTATAAATGATATTATGTTAATTTAAGGAAAGAACGTAAAATGGTAACAGGAAAAGTAAAATGGTTTAACGATGCCAAAGGTTTTGGATTCATTACACCGGACAATGGCGGAGCAGACCTTTTTGCTCATTTCTCTCAGATCAATTCAAGTGGTTTCAAAAGCCTACAAGAAGGTCAGAGTGTAAGATTTGAAATCACGATGGGTATGAAAGGTGAGCAGGCTAGTAACATTCAGCCAGCTTAAAGAATTGTTGTAATCCCTTCAAAGTGAAGGCATTCTGGACGCGGGTTCGACTCCCGCCAGGTCCACCATAAGGAGACTGGTATGAATGACAATCTAGGAGACCTAGCAATAGGTGTAATAGTTGTACTCGTAATATTTGCTCTAGTCCTTTTATGATGGGCCTGACATTGGTTTCGACAGGGTGAGATAATAGAGACGGCAACACAGTAGGCGATGACTGTAAATCAAGCAAAAATCGTAAATGCAAACGCAAATACAACCGAAGCAGAAGTAATGACTTTCGTCTGGGATCTTCCAGCTAACGAAAGCCGTTACGCTCTAGCAGCCTAAGAAACTGCACTTCCGGGGCATCTATGCCTTGTCAAATAAAATAGTGAAAGGACCTTCGGGTCCTTTCTTTTTGGTTGAATCCCTGTAAAAATCACTTGACTTCTAGGTAAAACCATGCTATAATATACACGGCTGGAAATGGTTGCGTGAAAATTATTCAACCTATAACTTGACTCCTGAAAATTGGACTGTACAATATATCATCCTGCATAAGGAAACTGAGTTGACTGCTATGGAAGGTGCGTTGATACACCGACTGCAACCACTAGCAAACGACGAAACTTTTAATGACAATGCTCGTACTTTGAAAGGTTAACATGAGTGTTCAAAATTCTCTTCCCGGTTCTATTGTTAAAAAGCTAACTCCAGCAGAAGTTTGGAACGCTCGCTACAATACTAATACTAGTGTGTTTGTAAATGCCAAAGCTCGCATTGATGAATACTGTAAAGCAGTTCCAGGCGCAATGACTGAATTGCTTAATGTTATTAAAGACTTTAAGAAAGCTAACCCTTCTCTTACTCGAAAAAATATGCGTCTTGCCAAAGCCGCTGATGCTAAATTGAGTAATGTTCGAATTGACGACACTATGAATCGTCCTTTGGACTGGGACCACGTTTTGACCATTTTGCGTAACTATAACGCAACTCGTGTACTGGCTATTAACGTATATCAAGATCCTGAACTTCCAGGTTGTTTGATTGCTTGGGACGGCCAACATACCACAATCGTACTGTATATTATCTATTGTATGATTTTTGAGGAATCTGCAAGTACTGTAGATATCCCAGTTGTTATTAGTCCTACAAATAATAAAGCAGAAATTCGTGAGAACTTTATTATTTTGAACACTGAAGAAAGTAAAGGTGGGGGCAAAAAGAATTTGGATCCGCTTGACTTGTACAGCCAAAAAGTGTTTGGTGTTCGAATGGACGGTTCCAATAATCTTGATTGGCGTAGTGCAGAATTAAAGCAACAACTGTTGGAAACAGCTGGGTTGTTTTTAACAAGTACTGCATATCAAAATACAGCTGATGATGGTGCTATTACACAAGTGGCTGCAATTATTGAAGAAGACTTTGAAATTGTAAACAAGTTTTGTAGCTATTGGATTGAACGTAAGAAGTTTGAAAATCGTTACGTTGAATCTAAAGAACTTATTATGCTCAACAATTTCTTCCGTGCTTGTAACGAAGATCCTAGTGTTGTAGTTGATGCTAAATTTATTGAAGACATGACCAATATCTTTTGGAACACATTTGAATGTGAGTTCACTGGACAAAAAGGTCTTAACAAGTTTTGGCGTAAACTAGATGTTGCTTACAACAACTGGTATGACAAAGTGTACAAGGAGCCAGAGGTTGGTGAGGAAGACTTGCGACCAAAGCGTTTGGACATGACCAAAAATGGTAAGCATCAAGACTCTTATGGTACTACATTTATGATTTATGTTTTGAAGAAACATGGATTTAAACAAACGTTGCCAAAGCCACTTAATGAGTTTAAGCCTGCTAAAAATGATCTTTGGTAATTAAGGGCCAGCTATTACATTAGCTTGACCACTAACGATTAGGTGACCACAGGCAGCTGTGTCACCTATTCTTGCGACTGGAATTCCACCAGCATAGACTGTAGCACTTCCACTTGCAATCAAACTACCACCATGTACACCTGTTCCATGTGGAGAAATAGCATCGCCAATTCTCGCCACAGGAGATCCACCTGCTAACACTGTGGCCATGCCTGATACTATAAGTCCGCCTGCGGCGTCGCCAATGCGTGATATAGGTTGAGCTGCCATAATTAAATAGTAGTTGGAGTTGGTGCAACTCGTCCTGCTATTCCAGCAGACTGTTGGTTTAAACTGACTTGGAATAATCCTAAGACAGCTCTAAGTGCAAGTGATCTACTTGGTACGTCAACTGATGCATTAACAAGAGTTGCCATGGTACTTAACGCTGTACCAATTACACTGAGACTAGCATTGATGGCAGCGATTGGTCCAGCATAGTCTGGAAATCCTGTACCAACAAATACCGCAGTGCCTGTTCCTATTGATCCAGATACGAAACTAGTAAGAGCAGATGTAGCTTGACTTGATGCAAGACCTGCGGCTGCGGCTAGACCAGTTAATGTTCCAGTTACAGCCATTGCACCTCCTAAAGGATTTGGTGTAACAGTGGCAGCTGGGGTGCCTGCTGGTGTAGGTAGTCCATTGGCTGTAAGAGCTTGAGTTACGATTTGGTAATTATATGGATCAAGTAAATCTTTAACTCTAACTCCGCCTGTTGGTTCTATGATAGTTTGCAAAGAGGTTGCTAAAGATACCATAGAGCTTGCAATGCCTGCAAGGGAGCCTGCGGTAATATATAAATCTAAACTACTATCTGGAATGCTAAGAACTACCCCTCCCATTGGTGCCAAAGGAAGTGCAGTAGCAGTTCCAGGACCGTTTTGAACTCCAGCAACAGAGTAATTTGGGAAAACTATCTCAAAGGTATTAATTCTTGGTATCGTTGGCATCTATTATATCCTCTTTTGGATATTTATCAGCCTACAACTTTAATACCTGTGGTGCCTTCAATGTATTGTTCAGCGGCCTTTTTCATAGTAGGAGTCATTACCATTATGCGCTTTTTGGATATCTGTATTCCGTTGTCATTTTCAGCGGTGATTAACCAAGGAGTCATTCCAACGCCTTGTGCTCCATAGCTCAATGTCATTGGTCTACTTACTGTAATGAATGCGTCATCTTCTGAATCTAAACGTGCTATTAGTTCTTCAGCAGTACTGAGCTTAATAGTTACTACATCACCTGATTTTGCTGGTTTCTTAATTAAAAAAGTCATTTTTTTCCCATATTTCGTAACAAATTTCTACATCATTGTCCACTATATTGTCCTGTACATAATCTAGTGTAAAATGTCTAGTTAAAACAGCTTCTGGGAATTTGGTGTCACAAGTGTAATCACCATAAATTCTTGTGATATAAACACTGTTGCAAAATGGCAAGAATTGACGATAAATCTCAGCTCCACCAATAATCCAAATATCTGATTCAGTTGCTTGCTTTAACTTATTAATTATCGTTTTTGGATCACCTTGAACCTTGATAGCGAAATCGTCATCCAACGTTCTAGTAACAATAATATTTTCTCTATTTGGTAGTGGGCGCTTGGGTAAACTTAACCAAGTATTTTTGCCCATAACAATCATGGATCCATCTGTTAGTTCTTTAAATCTTTTAAGATCCTGTGATAAGTGTGGCCATGGCATTGTACCATCTTTACCAATACCCCAGTGATCATCTACAGCCACAATTGCGTTAATTCGCCGTGTCATTTGACAGTGCCTTCCTTCCCCCATTTAAGTAAAAAATACGAATAGTCTTTTGCTTTTAGTTTTGCTGTAATGGCAAATGTATGTCCCCACGACATTGGATTATGATGCCTATGCCACATGGGTGTTTCTATTGCATGAGTCATTACCCACTTTCCTGGTTCGCTTTTTTGCCATGCAATCAAAGGCTCGGCAGCATACAGCACAGGATCTTCAACATCACCCATATCAAATGTGTGTACAACGACATCATGTACCTCATATACTCTATCTTCTATTTGCATATATTTGTATGTCACCTTTTTTGGTGCTTCTCCTAAATAACCATTCGTATTGTTAAAACTGCTAGCCACGCTGTCCCCATGTTATCAAAAACAATAAATGGTCTTTTTCATTTTCAAAATAGATAACTTTACTGCCCCAGTTACTTTTTATAAACCATTTACTAGTACCCACTCTATCATTTAGCCATTTGACTATATGTTCGGGTAATGAATCATTTTCTATTTCTATCCCGTGATATTCTTGATTGGATATTATCATGCTGAATAACTTAAAGCAAATAAAGTGGCATATTTGTCATCATAAAATTTAAACACAGTATGTTTTTCTTCAATAAGAGTCCAGTTATCATATTTGGTTTGATTAAAACTAAAATCAAAGTCTATCCCTTGTTTCAAACCTTGTTGCCTAAGTTCACGAACAATTTCCATAGCCTTGTTTGCATCAATTCCAAATAGTTTGATTTCTTTCATGAACCCCACTTTAGTAAAAACCATGATGCATCTTTTTCTAGTTCAAATAAGAATCTTTTTCCTCTAGACCTAAACAGCCCTTTACAATTGTCCTGCATCCAATTTTGAATCTCATATAATAGTATAGATTCTACATGTGGCTCAAACTCAATTTCAACCCAACCAATTTCTTTCAGTAAGTCAGCAAGGATGCCAAAGTCTATTTCCTCTGCCATCTGTTTGCCTGCACGATTGATAATTTCTTGTTCAATACTATCGTATTCGTATAACATGCCCATTATGAATACCTCAATACAAACAACAACTGGTCTTTGGCATTTCTAAACCAAAATTTAGCATTGTTGACATACCAACGCATACTAGGAGTCCATACTCCATC